CGCCCTTGTAGTTTCAACGCCAATTGCTGTAGTTGTAGCAGTAGATACAGGTTTTGCTAAATCAGACGTGTTATTAACATTACCCAACCCAACCATGGCGGCAGTAATGCCAGATACTGTGCCTGTAAATGTTGGTGACGCTAAAGGTGCTTTCAAAGAAACAGCAGTAGTCAAAGCCGCAGCAGCAGACTCATCAGAAGAAAGCTGTGTAGCGATCTCAACTAATGTGTCTAAAGCAGCAGGAGCTGCGCCGACAACAGCTTGGATCTTGGCGTCAGTTTCGGTTTTAGTATAGGTAGTCGCCTGTGGCGCTAATAGTGCCTCAGCTGCTTGGGCTCTTGATGTTTCAACAGCAATCGCTGCAGCAGTAGCAGTAGAGACAGGCTTAGCAGTATCGGACGTATTGTTGACATTACCTAAGCCTACCATTGCTGCAGTAACACCGCTAACAGTACCGGTAAATGTTGGTGACGCCAAAGGAGCCTTTAATGCTTCAGCCGCTGTTGCTCTACTTGTTTCTGCAGAAACACTGGCAGCAACTACAGCTACATTAGCGTCTACCTGTGTTTTTGTATAAGTATTCGCTTGAGATGCAGCCGCATCTGCAGTAGCTTGCAAATTAGTAAGGTTGCTATCCATTTCAGTAAAAGATAAACGGCTTCCCTTTGATGCTCTTGTTACAATTGTTGTACTCATTTTATGTTCCTAAATTGATGTAAGTTATCTAAAAAATTAATCGTATAAAGTAGCTGCAAAATCAGACAATGCCTTTGTAATTGCGGCAGCAATAGCTGCGTCAACCTCTGATTTAGTGTAAGTATTAGCTTGCTGTGAAAACAAAGCCTCAGCTGCTTCTGCTCTTGTGATTTCAGCATTCAAATCACTTCTCAACGCACTCTCTACAGAAACTGCTCTGGATGTTTCTGCTGAAATAGCTGCAACAGTGGCAGTTGATACAGGCTTATTGGCATCCGAGGTGTTGTCTACATTACTTAAGCCTAGACTTGATTTAGAAACGCTAGATGTTGATGAGGCAATAGCAGCTGTCACAAATGGCTCAGTTGCCAATGCAACTTCTTGGTTTGTTTGCCCGGCAACCCACTTACCAACAGTTTCATCCCATACCAATCTTTGCCTAGCCAAATCACCGCGATCAACATCAATACCGGCATAGCGCAACGAGACGCCAGATCCAGCCTCTCCTTTGTTTACAGTAATAATATTGTCTTTAATTGACATATTTGCCGTATTAACAAAAGTTGTTGTGCCATTAACGGAAAAGTTGCCGGCAACAGTTAATGCACCTGATATACTTTGATCACCTTGAATGTTGACGACAGGAGCAGTCAAAACAACTTGAGTTGATGATGATATGCGCGTCATTGAGCCTTGGCCGCCAGACTGTACAACTACATCCGCATTTTGACCGTTAGTCTGAATAATAGTGGCCGCTTGTGAATCAAGAACTGTTTCACCTGTACCACTTGTTGAAATAGTAATGCCTTGATTTACATCAGCAGTAAAATTCATTGTTGCTGCAGTAGAACCAAGAACAGGAACGCCATTCAAATACAAAGTATTGGCATCTAAATGAAGCTCTTTAGTATAGATCGCATCAAATTTATCAGTCGGCGAACCAATATTAGACACCCCAGATACCGCAGGCATAATGTTGCCTGACACGGTTAATGTATTTACAGCAAAATTATTTGAGGAACTACCAGTAGCAGAAGCTGAAGCTGAAACAATAGCACTGGCAACCTGAGCTGATGTTTGATAACCAGCATCATTAATAAATGCAGAAACATTAACTGGAACAACAGGTATGGTCGGTTTATTTATCAAATCCAAATATGAACCAGATGTTGCAACTGTAGCTAAAGATGACGCATTAGCTTTGCCAGAGATTCCTGCAGCAATTGAGGCGCTGACATTGCTTGCGGTTTGATAATTGGCATCATTAATCAATTGACTAACAGCTGTTGGAATACTATTAGATAATGAAGAGTTAGAAACCTGAATATTTGAAAGTATTTGAGCCTCTAATGCTGAGATCTGCGCATCAACAATAGCTGAATCAGCCTTAGTTACAAGAACAGAATTGACAATATCTAATGCACTCTGTAATGAATTTTCAGCTATTTGTGCTCTTGTAGACTCATCAGCCAGAGCAGAAGCAGCACTAGTGCTCATTGATGAAATAGCCGCACTTAAATCACCATCAGCATTACTAAATGCTGCAACAATTTCAGATAAACTGTCGATTGCAGAAGGATCAGCATTGCTAACCAAATTATCGATTCTAGCGCCTAGCACTGCATCTTGAGCATCAACATATTGCGTAAATGCAACGGGATTGTTATTAATCTCTAGCACGCCAGCATTACTGGTTAACACGGCAGAGCCTAGGTTTAATTGCTGTGTTGCAGAAACAGTTGTTGAGTTTAAATATTGCATTGAGAAAAGAACAACCGTTCCCGTCATTGCCTCAGATAACTCAATTTTTATGGTATTTAGATCAACAATAGCAATATCCGCAATCATTAAATTGTGGTTGCTGTCATAGATAAAATAAGCAAAATCTGTTGTATTAAAATTGTGGGTTACTGTCCACAACGATGAAGCAACACCTTGAACATGCAAGTAAGATGCTTGCTTAATGCCAATAGGTTGCCATGAGAAAAAACCTGAATTATTAACAAGCTCAGTGTAAAAGTACGGAATACCGTCTTTTGTGATAAGCGTATAGGGCTCAGGGTTTAACGGAAAATCAGAAAGGTTCTTTTTCCAACGAAGTACGCCGGAAAGTTCTAAGTCACCTAAAACACGAATTGACATATTTATTTCCTTTATTTATTAGGATGCTGGTTTTTTAGCGCCAACATAAATTGCTTGCCCGTTAAGCGTCTTATAAATCAGCATGACCAAATGATATTGATGAGAAATAAACGTCAATTTTTCAGTATCAGTTACATCGCTCCTTAATTTAAACGTATCAATATTCTCCTGGATCTTCTCTAGCCATCCATATATATGATGATTTAAGTGGTGTTCTTTCATTAATTCGCCCTTGACAAGGATTCAGCTTTTTCAAAAAACTGCTTCATAAAAATAACGTCATTTTTAAACTGCTCTCTGACTGGCTTTTTATAAAAATCAGCCTCAATGGCGTTTTCTTTGAGCGTATTAAGACACCCCTCAATATGTACTAAAGCGTCATCAAAAGTGGTTAAAGTGTCTAACCAAACATTCGGCATTTGTTTCATAACAGCACAGTCACAAGCACTTTTAAAAAAACGGTGAGCAAGTTGCCCAACCCACCGTCTAACCTTATTTTTTGAACATTAACTTATATAGTGTAGGAAATTGATCCATCGCTATACGTTGTTTTCTTTATCCAATATGGAGACCAACTAACACTACCATTAGGATGATAGGTGTCATATTTAAGATGGAGTGCCGCTTGATCGGCAGCAGATAACCATCCTATATATACAGTCTCCACAGAGACCGCTGTTTTTGTTACAACAGGTGGAATTACCACCGGCGCTGTTACTACAGCGGGACTTGTTTAAATAGATTTTATTGCTTGTACAGCAACCTTAACTTTTGAAGCATCTGATAAATAAACAGTCAATGTATTGCCATTAGTCTCTTCAACGCAAACGATGTCATTTCTATAAACGCCATCTGCGCCTTGAGTAAGTACAGTAAAGTCTACAAAATCAGCATTTAGGTTATGAGCAACAACGTGAGTAGTTGCAGAAACACCTGACTGGAATGTAAAGATGTTTGCATTGATGTCAGAACGGATCTGAGTATCAGCAGCAGTACGTGCCGCAACCTCATTAGACAAACCAGTTGTCAAAGTTGCCTCAGCAGCAGTTGCTCTGGTAACTTCGTTATTGATTTCGTTAGTCAAAGCCAAGCTAGCCGCTTGCAACGCAGCTGTTTCATTTGCAGCCAAGCCATCAGCGTAAGTTTGCGCTGCTGCTTGAGCCGCACTAGCTTTAGCTGTTGCATCAGCCGCAGCTGCTGCTTGTACAGAAGCTTCTGCAGTCGTTGCTCTAACTACTTCTGCTGCAAGATCAGACTTAACTTGTAAAGCTAATGCATCTACTTCATTAACCGCAGCTACTAAAGTAGTTTTAGCATTAGTTGCTAAAGTAGTTAGGTCGCCAATTTTGCCGTTAACTTGACCCTCAACAGTCGTTACGCGAGTGTCTAAAGCAGAGTCGACAGCAATACGAGCAGATGTCTCAGAAGCCAAATCAGATGATAATTGGCTTTCAGATGCTTGAGCGCGAGTAACTTCAGATGTCAAGCCAGTAGTTAAAACACCTTCTGCAGCTGTTGCACGAGTTGTTTCAGCGGAAATTGCATTAGAATTAGCTAAGTCGCCAGCAGTACGATCAAGAACTTCTTGAGCTAAAGCCGCAGTTAAAATACCTTCAGCTGCAGTCGCACGAATCACTTCTGCATTTACACTGCCTTGTAGTGTAGCTTCTTCAGCTTTAGCGCGAGCTACTTCAGCAGCAAGTGCAGAAGCCGCGCTTGTAGACATCGTATTGATTGACGCCAATAAGTCAGCATCGTCTTTGTTGATTAAAGACAATAACTCAGAAATAGAATCAATTGCGGCAGGATCAGTATTAGAAATAACATTATCAATACGTTGACCTAACGCAGATTCAGCTGCAGTTGCACGAATAACTTCAGCATTTAAGCCAGTAGTTAAGACGCCTTCCGCTGCAGTAGCTCTAGTTACTTCCGCAGATAAGTCAGAAGTTAATTTGGCTTCCGCACCTTGTGCGCGTGAAGTTTCAGCAGCCAAATTACTTGTTAATGTATTTTCAGCAGATTGAGCGCGCGATACTTCAGTAGAAATGCTTGCAGATAAGCCAGCTTCAGCAGTTGTTGCACGTTGAGCTTCAGCAGTTAAGTTAGAAGTAATTGCAGACTCAGCTGATTGAGCGCGAGCAACTTCAGCAGACAGATTAGTTGTTAGCTGGTTTTCAGCGCCTTGAGCACGCGAAGTCTCAGAAGCAATCTCAGCAGATAAATTGCTTTCAGCAGCTTGAGCGCGAGTTGATTCAGATGCAACGGCAGCAGTTAAACCAGCCTCAGCAGCTGTTGCGCGAGTTACTTCATTAGATAAATCTAAAGCAACTTGGTTTTCAGCAGCTGTAGCGCGAGCAACTTCTGCGTTTAATGAATTTGTTGCAGCAGTAATAGCTGACGAACGATCAGCAATCTCTTTATTTAAGTTAGATTGCAGAGTGTTATCATTAGCTAAACGAGTAGCAGCCTCAGCATCAAGATTATTTTGAAGAGTATTTTCAGCGCCAGTTGCACGAGAAACCTCTGCAGCCAAACCTGATTCAAGATTTGTTGCGCGACCTTCTAATGAAGTAGCGCGAGAATCTAATGCGCTTTCAGCAGATATAGCGCGTGATTCTTCGGTGTTGATAGCAACTTGCAAAACGCTTTCTTCATTAGAAGCGCGAGCAACTTCAGCAGCCAAAGCAGCCGATAAGCCATCAACTTCAACTTGCAAATCAGCTTTTGCCTGGGCAATATCATTTAAGATTGTAGTAACAAAATTAGGATCGTTAGCAATTGCTTGAGCAAGTTCACGCAAAGTATCTAATAATGCAGGAGCTGCATCTACTAACTGAGCAATTTTTGTATCAGTATATGACTCAGCTGATGCCAATGCGCTAGCAACATCAGAATCAAGAATAAATGCGCGTATAATTACCGCACCATTTGCATCTAATGATGAATATTTAAAATTTCTTTCAGCTGTATTAAACCAGACTCTACCAGGCTGAGCGGGAACTGGATCAGCTGCCAAACGCTCTACGTTAAGATTTTCGATCCAGCTATTATTAGCAAGGTTAATGCCGTGAATTCTTGGAAATTGTGCCATTTTTTTATCTCTTTAAAAATTTGCGAAGGTTAATAAGTTCTTGATCCACTCGGCGACAACAGCTATTGCTGTGCTCCACTCTCCACTGGCCTAATGATTTATCGCTCTCGAAAACAAACGATCCGCTCTCAAAGCCTAAAAATTCTGCGCCATTACTTTTTATAAATGCAGCAAGGTGTAACTCCTTACATGAAAACTTATCCATTCGTCGCTCCATCAGAATGTTGTATTGAAAATAACATCGACAAATCCACTTGTAGCTTCTGTTAATTCCACAACAAACGAATTGTCATCAATTATTTTTGTGGATGCCATAAACCTATATCCATCTAAATCTGTAAGCCTCTCTATAAATAAAGAGGTGCCTTTATTGTGCTGAACTAGCCACTCCATAGATTCCGTAAAGGCATATCTAATTACGGAATCTCCAGGTGAGCTATAAAGCTCGACACTATCCAGGACTAGGCTTAGACCATCATCTAATACCAAGCTCTCTGTGATACTCATTCATATACTCTCGTCACGACCATTAATAGGACACTCGTTGCTTTCGATTCACATCATCGTGTCACGACCACGCAAAATAAAACGCCTAATAAAAATTAGGCATTTTAAAATTTATATTTTATTTTTTTGCTGGTTGTGCCGATGTAACTTCATCAGCATGAATAACGTCATCAACGCTAGGCTTTTGAGCTACTTGGGATTGTTTAGGCGTAGCTTTGCTATCTGCCAGCTTATAGCCAGCAATTGAAGAAATACGATTGGCAACATCCACTGGCAAATCTTCAGAGATCTTTCCTTCTGGATGTTGTAAAAATTTGTAACCGCTAATGACATCAGCGGCATTAGGTAAAGTGCAAATAACTTGCGGCATAACTATTCCTCTAATCCAGAACAAAGGCATTTGCCTTTATTGACTCAAATTCAGATGCTAAAAAAGTGCCGCTACTTATTTCACGGCACTTATTTTGCGCTAACCAATCACATCAGTTATCCGAAAGGCTTCCATAAAGCACCTGATGGAACGATGTTTTCAATAACAACATGATGCTTGCGCTTGCCGATTCTTAGGTAACCAAACAACAATTGCGCCCATGGCACGGTCGCTGCATTAGTTGGATACAATGGGAATTTAGTCATAGGCAAGTATTGACGCCATGTAATTGCTTGCTGGCCTGGCAACATATTCAATAAATATGCTTTTGTAGTACCTGGTATCTTGCGATTTTTGTCTACAAAAGTAGTTGTTGCGCCTGATGCAGGAATACGGCACATCAAACGCAAATCATCAACAGCATCAGAACCATTCAATCGACCACGATAGATCGCATAACCAGTCTCAGCACCAGAAGCAGAACGAGCAATTGTTAAAGTAACTGCATCACCAGCAGAAACAGCAATTTGATCTGTAACAACTACGGTTGACTGACCAGCAGCATTAACGCCAGCAACTGCATAATAGTAATTGCCACCTTGGCTTGCTTTCCATTTAGAATCAGCACCGCCAGCATCTGCAACAGCAGTTACGGTAGCAGGCTTGAAAAGTGCATTTTGAGAAGCTACAGTTGGGAACTCAACTTCAAAAGGCTTTTGTTGGCGCTCATCACGGATAAATACATCAGGAATTGTTTTAATATCGCCCCATGATGTAGAAATACCTTTAACAGGTGCGCCTAACATCAATTCTTGAGATGTGCCATTCAGTGAAACACGGAAAGCAGGATCAAGATGGGTGTTGAAATCAGATTGATTTAATTGCGACATGAACAAATGCGTTGGAGTACCAAAGTTACCAAAGCCAGTGATCAATGCTGCCGCTTGGTCAATAGCACTAATGCTATTTAATGGCTCGCCCGCTGCATCAATAATATGCTCACTGTCGCCCAAAGAGGCGATTTGTGAATAAATACCATCAAATTCAGTTTGAACGATTGAGCTATCGCCCTCAAAACTTAAGAATTCAGCATCAGTCAATAACTGCAAAGCACCGTTTTGCGCTTCAACTGCTTCAGCTTCTACAATTGAATTTTGCAGAGTAGAAACGAAAGATACCTCACGACGAGTCATTAAGTATTTAACTAAGCCAACCCTACGATTGTATTGACCTTGAGCACCGGCAATAATACCTGTTTCAGAGTTAGTTGAGCCGCCCAAAAAGCCGCCAACTCCAGACTGTTCAGTCCATTCGTCAACAGTTGCAGTAGCATTAGTTTTTGCCATCTCATTAAACAAAGCAAAATGCTTGTTTTCTTGAATGGTAGATAACATGGTTTTCTCAAGAGACTGGATACGTAATGCACCAGCACCTTGCAATTGAGCAACATCAGAACCATAGCCAGCTTCAAGAGCTTTCTTTAGTTCACCAACTTCACCAAATGACATTTCGCCAGAAACAGATTGCCCATTGGCGACACTGGGCAACAGAGCAGGATTTAACATATATTTTCCTTAGTTACACTAGAACTTTATTAACAATGTCGGCACGAACGGGCAGACCTTTTAGGAATGAAGCCTCGGCTATCGACACATCGAGTGCGGTTAAGCGGCCAGCAGCTTGTGCTGTTAACGCTTTCGCCATAAACTCTTCGGCAGATAAACCTTCAGGCTCACTTTTTGCCATTGTTTCAGCAGCAGGTTTTTCAGCTATTGAAACAACAGTTTTACGACCACGACCTTCAGAGCCAAGCTTCGTAATTTCGGTTTTAAGTGCGCTAATTTGCTCACCTTGAGATTTAATAAGATCCAGCGCAGTACCCATAAACTTCTTCACAGATACTTCTTGACCATCAATTTTTGACATTAACGATTTAATAAATTCTGTGCCATCAACAGCATCAATCTCTTCGCCAGAATCTAATTTGAAATTAAATGACTTGCCCATAGGCTCATCATCTTTGTCTTTGTCTTCATTTTCATTTTTATCGTCAGCAGGCTCATCATGATTTTCTTGGTCATTTAATTCAGCCGCTTCCGCGATTTTTTTATCATCCTCATCACCGCCGCCTTTATCTTCATTAGCAGGTTCAGATTTATGCATGGACTGGAGTTCTTCCAGTTCGCCCAATAGTTTTTCAAAACTCATTGTTTCAAGCCTCTTTGTAAATCACTTAGAAAACGCTCAACAGAGGCAGCTGCTGTATCAGCGGGCATACCAAATTGTTTACGAGCGAAATTAACAAGTTCAGCAGGCTTGGCGCCACTGACTCTTTTTTTGCGGATTGCCTCCGCAAGATGGTCGCGAAAATCCCAGTAACTGAGTAAATTCGATTCCAAACTTTGTTTTCGCAATGCGCCGCCACCTGACAGCGCTGCGGAATCTGTTCCATAACCCGCTTCAATGGCCTTGATGAAGTCAAAGCCTTCAGCGCACAAAGATTTTGCTAATGCGCCAAAAGGAAGAGTAGATACGGTAGCTAGGTTGGCGTTAACCGGTGTTTTTGAGAAACCTATGTTTGACCACCTAACTTTATTGATAACGGCACGCTTTGCTTTAGTTTCAGGATCAATAATCACCGACTTAGCAATGACTGAGCCGCCCACAGAGGGATACCAGCGAGCAGGAGGGTTAAGTTCGGTTAATGATGACCAGAAAGAATTTGCACGCTCGGCAGCTGATCCAGAACCTGAATAGATTTGCCCCTTAACAAAGGTCGCCCCGTCGCGTACAGCCACATCAACAGGACGGCCAATTTCAAATAATTCATAATTAGGAATCCCGGCTTTTGCACCAATTTGAGTGAAATGATCTATATCAAGATTGCCAAACTTTAGGTAATAAGCTGCCGATTCCTCAAGCGCTTTTGCAAGCACTACTTCATTCTGCTGATCTAACGACTCGTTAGAGGCTTCCAGATAAATAAAGCGATCAACTCCCTCCGTAACAGGCGATGCTTTTAGCATTTGGGTAATGCTTAGATAAGACGGCACTGCATCTAGCAATCCACGATCTTCAGTTGATAAATAATCTATTTTCATAGCTATTATTATTTTGTCACGACCTAGACGAGCGGTAATTAATCTACAAATTTAGCGATCAAGTCAGGTACACTATTGGAAAATCATTTAGGAGATAAATCATGTCGGCGCTATCTTTCGATACACACGAGTTTTTTAATGAACTGAAAGGCGCGGGCTTTAGCGAGCAACAAGCGGAGGTCATCACTAAATTACAAAAAAATACAATAACGACCACGCTGGAACAAGCACGGCACGATTACCAATTGGATGATCTAGCGACTAAGCGCGATTTAAAAGAAATTGAAGCGATCCTAAAGCGTGACCTGAAAGAGCTTGAGCTTCGCCTTGAATCACGCATCAAGGACACGGAACTTAAAATAGTTGAATCAAAAGCCGACTTAATACGCTGGGTAGTGGGTGTTGGCGTACTGCAAACAGCGCTTATAACAGCGTTACTCATTAAGTTAAGCGCAGCTATTTAATTGCTAATACCCCGCCACCAAATTTAACAGCCTAGCCTTTTCAGCAAGCAAGCGCCTGTACTCATAAGCTGTTGCGCTATCATGGGCCACATGACCATAAGGCAATGATTGTAGTCTTACATCGACCCTACTCAACTCATCTTCGGCATGACGCCTTAAATTATCGTCGTAATCTAATGACTTTTTCATCATAGAGTCGTTTTCGGCTAGTGAACTTCTTAGTTTTTCAATATCCATAGATTAACCCACTGTAAATTGATTGACTCTATACGGGATTCCCATACAATAAAGCCCATGAGAACCGTTATCGAAACACCTACTTTTGAAAATCAAGCCAATAAAATCTGGTCTGAAAATGAGCGTATGGCATTTATTACTTGGATTTCTAATAACCCATTGTCGGGCGATGTGATACCAGGTGCAGACGGTGCGCGTAAAGTACGATGGTCGATAGCAGGCAAAGGCAAGCGCGGCGGTGTTCGCGTTATTTATTTTAATTTGACCGAGCAAGGAACTATTATTTTGATTACGCTTTATAAAAAAACGATCAAGGATAATATCCAAGCCAGCGATATTCAAAAGGCGGTGTAATGTGGACATAGAAAAAATAGCACAAGCAATAGAAGCTGATGCAGGCATGGCCTTAGATGACCTTAGACAAGGGCTTGCTGAAATGCAAGCGGGTCTAGGGCGAATCACTACGCCAGAGCAAATCTTAGTAAGAGCCGCTAGAGACAAAACAGGCTTATCGCAACAAGCCTTTTCAGAGCGTATTAAAACCCCTGTTGCAACTTTACGCGACTGGGAGCAAGGACGGTTTACACCGCCAGGCGGTGTGATTTGCCTATTAAAAATAATTTGCAACCATCCCGACTTAGTTAATGAGCTTGATGTGGCGTGATCAATCATGCCGCCTCTACCTCTTTAGCTTGAGCGCCTTCAATTCTGTTTTTTGCTATTTCAAAATAGCCAGCGTCAAGTTCAATGCCTATGAATCTGCGGCCTGTTAGCTGGGCTGCAACTTTCACGCTACCCCCCCCCATAAAACAATCCAGCACCACATCATCTGCATTTGAATAGGAATTAATTAACCATTGGCATAAATCAATGGGCTTTTGTGTAGGGTGTAATGATTTATGGTTATTTTTGCTAAATTTTTGCACCGATCTAGGGTGACGGTCGCCAGTGTTAATCGTAGTATTTGACCGCACACTGTTTGTGTGCGCCATACGGTCAGCTTTATGCGTAACAGTATAGGCTTTACCCGCTACTTTCTGTGGGTTATACGTGGATTTTTTCAAGGCGCTAGTCATCACAATAATAAATTCATGCACCATCATTGGCCGTAAATTTGCGTTTAAAAAACCAATAGCCCTTGTCTTTTCCCAGACAATTTCATAAGCTGTTTTAAAAACTTTATAGCCCTTAAGCTCAATCAGTAGGTTTAAATCACAAAACGAAACTAGAACGCCCGTATCTTTTAAAACCCGCTTACAGTCGATTAACCATTGTTTGTAGTCGATTCTAGGCGTTTTATCAAATGCCAGATTAGTAGAGTAATAAGGCGGATCAGTTACGATTAAATCCACACTACCATCCGCCATATTAGCCATTTCAACCAGACAATCACCGTGTATTAACTGCATACTCATACCGTAAACCCCATAATATTATTTAATGGGATAGTATTTAGTCACGACCTAAAATAACTCACTTTGTGGCTTAGCTGCACCTATGCCTTGTTGCTTTAAATAATAGCCTAAGCCGCTGTCATCCATGGAATCAAGCGGTGTAGTCATTAAATTTCGTAGCGCGTACTTATTAGAGAGTCGGCTTTGTGCGCGTTTATCTGATTCATGGTCTGAAACCAGATCAATTAAATCAATGTTGTTCTTTTGACCAATTCGATTAATTCGACCTTGGCGCTGTGCGTGATTCATAGCAGTCTGAGGAATATCATATTGCGCAAGCCAACGACCAGATTGAAGGTTTGCGCCAGTAGCTCCTGCATCAGAGCAGACAATAATATCGGCTTTGGCATCGCCCTTATCAGGATTGAAGGCCTGTATCTTTGCCGCCTTATCTTTTGCTGAATCCTTGCCGGAGATAGTCACGACTCGATGACCCTCTGCTTCTAAACGCTTTCTAATGCTCTCGACCGCCTCTAGTGAGTGAGCAAAGACCACGCCTTGCTGTCCTTTCTTACCATTAGCTATCTCAATCAACTTATTAAGCTTTCCTGCAGCAGGATGATTATCTAGCACCTTGCGAATAGCTGATTGCTTCATGATACCGACTGAATCAGCGACCTTTTTTGCAACGGCTTCATGCTGGTCTTCTGGTACACCATCAAACATGGCGGGTGCAAAAGCTTGAGCCGTCTTTATATCGACTTGATTAGTCATTTTAGCAATGCGTAAGCTAGCGGCTTGCTGTTCTACGGTCTTCAGTGCCTCTTGTTGCGCCTCGGTTTGTGGCACCTTAATCTGTTGCTTGTTCACACTAATATCTGGCTTAACTTCCATGGCGTACAAATGCCTGGCTAATTCTCTTTGTAAACCTTGTTTAGCCGCTTGGGTATCGCCACCATAACGACGCATGAACGCATCGCGGTCGTTATAGCGATCACCGTCCATCTTTTGTAGCGCACTAAACGCCTCAGAAGCATCATTTTTAACAGGATCAGCTGTTGCTGAAATATGGTAAGGCGTATTATCGGTTACCCCACCAATCACATTAGACATGCGTGAGTTTTCTTTACCTTCACGATCTAACAGGTTATGCCCTTCATCAACCGCAGAGAAATCAAAGTTAATGCCGTGGTGATCTAGCACATCCTTGGTATAGCTCGCCCTTTCCTTTTGCGTCATGCCGCCCATTTTGTCAGCAATTACATCAGTGCTTTCGCCGGTCTTTAGACTTGCCATTTTTAGTAGATCATCACGAAAAGATTGATGTGTGACTACGGTAAAATGGTTATCTGGATCTTTATAAGAAGCAAGACGGCTTTCAAAGGAATCGCCAGGATTGCAATGCCAGTTGTATTTACCAGCCTCTAAGAAGCGCAAGGCTTCAGCACCCATTTGTCCTTGCACGATACTTGGGCAGCAGATCACGCCTTTTTTTATCTTGCCTTGTGAATGCAGGCTAGAAAATGCGCCCAGCATCATAGCTGATTTGCCTGAACCCACTCCGGCCCCAAGCATTACGCGCTTATTGGCTTCGACTAGCTTGATGGCTCTTTGTCGCTTTACGCCATCAGGTCCGGACATCGACGGATTAAATAACTTGACTGGCTTATTAGGCTCAAAATTAGCACCGACTACCCCCATCATTTTGTTGATCATGTTTTCAGCGGCGTGGCCTATGGTTTTGCGTTCATCCGCTTTTAAAGCTAGCGCCTCCTTATTGTCATCTTCTTCAGACGAAAATAAAGACATCTGCGCTTGACCATAAGCCGCTTGCTTCTCTTTGGCTTGCTCTATCTTGTCGCCTACAGATCCAGACGAATATTTTCCTTGTACTCGCTCTCGTAAAGAATCAATAAGTGAACGCTCAGCCTTTAGCCGCTTTTCACGCTCAGTAGGATCAACAGCATCAAGATGATTAAGATTGTTTCTTACAATAGTCTTGCCGATCTTTAACGCAGCATCAGGACGTTGTGTATTATAGTTTTGCGCAAAGCTCTCTGAGACTTTTGAGCGGATTAAATCTTGTATAGACTCAAAAGCCCTAACACTACCTCGCATTAAATGCGAGTATTTACCCCAATCTAAACCCGCATCAGCCGCAACTGCACTCGCTTCATCGTAGTCACTCTTCCATGCTTTCCAGGCTGGATTTTCCGAAACCTCGCCAAACAGATCCTCAGTAAATTTAATGGGCTCATTCTTTTGAAGATTGTCAGCTTTTTCACGCAACCCTGCTTGCTCTGGTGATTCTTTAGCAACATTTTTATAAAACCAATTGCGCAAGGCTGATCGATCTTGCGCTGTTAGCTCACCAATAGGCTTATAAGCAATCTTACCGGCAGGCTCAGACGCTAATGCCCTATGCAGCGCATCTTGTGCAATCGCATCAGGCTCAAAGGTTTGTTTATTAAGCGTTGAACGCGTACCGCCCCATTTAGAAGCCACATAATCATCAGCGTATTGCTGAAATATGGGTTCTAAATGCTCGACTCGCATTAACTTACCATTAAAATTCTTAGTAGGGATAGCCTCATTAAGGGCTTTTCTGTATTCAGAAGCTCGATCAGCACCCACCGATAGCATAAAGGGCAAGGAATTTAGATCCGACAATATATCAGCTGGTCTATCCCCATCAGCCATGCGACCACCAATATACTCACGCACTGAATCTGCTAAATTAGAACCTTTAGCATCAAAAGGCTGCGATAGCTGCGGAGCAACTCCAGCTTTAAAATTAAGACCCAAGTCAGGGCGCTTAGAGAAGCCTTGCGGCAGCCAATCATCCTCATCTTCATCACCACGCATAATAGATAGATTGCGATCTATACGCTGCATATTCTCTTTGTCGATAGGTTTAGCAAGCTTGTCCATGCCAGAAGCTTTAATGGTTGCAAAAGTATTTCCGGCCACCTTATCCAGATTAAAGTCGTCATTATTTAAGCCCAAAGCCCATAGCTGTTGTACAGCTGATTCTGATGTAGACTTGCCCAAGGACACCTGAACAAAGTCACGCTTACCACCGCGCAGTGCCGCAGAAATAGCCGCATTTGCTTCCATTTCTCCTAGAGCTTGCCCCATGACTTTACGTGCTGTTGCTAAATGCTCTTTACGTTGATGATTCAGCCCAGAGGCATGAGCAAAGTCTTGCGAGTTTGCGGCCTGATCCATTTCAATCTTGTTAGCTATGTCCTGCAGCTCTTGAGCCTGTGCTAGGGCTTCGCTCTGTAACTCCGGAGCATGTGCCACATGATATTCCTCAACGCCGCTGGCAATATCATCAGTCTTATCTTTGTAATCAGAATGCAAACGCCTTGCAAGCACTTGAGCAGCGCCCGCAATTCCTAACACGTCGATAACTGATCTATCCATTAGAGAATCACCGCCTACTGCATGGGATAACGCATTAATAACATTATATGCGCCCGTAGAGACATGACTTTCTATTGACTCCTCTCCACCTACTGCTTGCACACCTGCTAAAAAGGCCTTGGCCTTAGATGTACTTAAATCGTCATGTATCGCCTTAAGCGCGACCTTATCATCAGGCTCAGAGGTTGCTAACACATAGGCTTTAGGCTCTACAGTCGCTTTATTAACCTCCTTGTTTGCATCACGCGCAGCTTTTTCCATGGCCGCTAATTTCTTTTGCGCCTTGATCAGCTCAACAGCTTTTTTAGCATCAACTATTTTTGCATTTAAGTCAGGTTTTGGCAGCTTTGATAACTCGTCTTTAATATCTTGCGCTATCTGGCCTCTTTCAATTTGTGCATCCGTCTTGCCAGTCGTCTTGGTTTCGCTGACTTTTGAATCAAGACTATCTTGCGTCAGCCCAGCATTTTCAGCGCGCTTTTTAAAATCTTGAGAAATACCCGACTTGTCAGTTAAACGAACCGGATCAAGATCATCAGCAGAAATTAAAGCCGCATTTTCATCATGTAGCGGCATTACGCCCAGACCAGCAGCTGCCCGCGCATCAGCATTATCAACCAGCATTTTACGCTGTACATTGACAGCTTCCTTAGCCCTGGTCAATAATTCCGCATGATGCTTAAGCTCTGCCTTTTTAGCGGCTTGCTCTGACAATCCGGATGTATTTAGCTCTGTTTCTTCATGCTTCCAACCCATAGCATCAGCAACAGTTTTGATAAAATCTTTTTGCGACTTCTTTCGTTGAGCATTAATATTTTCTTTGGCCTGAGTCTTTGCATCATGTATGCCTAGCTCTTTATCACGCCTTATACGCTCTTTGTCGACTAATCGTTTATTGTGCGCACGCTCTGAATGCTCCTGTTTATAATCAGCTTCAGACTTAACACCGCGTAACTTAAGCATATTAAGTTTGCCACCTGCGCCGCCCACCACTCGGAACGTACCTGAATTATCCTTGGCAGGCTGCACCAATATTGGAACACCTTTAGAGCCTTCGCCGTTTGGATGAACCGTTATCCATCTTGCGCCATCTGGTATAGCGCCATGATCAGACTTAAAGAACTCAACACCCCAATCCATTAAATGTGAAGCGATACCAAAATCAGTGACAAGAAATTTACCCAGCGATAGGCATTTAAATACGGCATGACCCTCATCAACGAAATCAGCAATGACATTAATGCCATGGTCAATACACCCTTCAAGAGCCGGTAAATCTTGAATAATCTCAACACGAGAAAAACCTTTCCCTAGCGTTACTTTAGAGTAGCCTAGTATTGAGCCGTCTGCGTTAATTATTGCTCGAAAAAAAGAAGCCTGACCTACCTCATGATGAATAATTAATGGGCTTTCTATTGTTGGCTTTAATGCGCCAATGAGTGATGAGCCATAGTCAGGATAATCTAGCGTTTCAGGGAGAAGTTCTATCAAATCACCCATGAACGACTTAACCATATTGCCTGGGAACTCGCCATCCCATGACTCACGAGTAAAGGGTACTTCACGCCAGATAAAGCCAGCCTTAGCAAGCCTTTCTGACAAAGTTACAGGCAAAGCTTTAATCATAGCTGGTTTTTTGTTGGTGGCTTTTACTTTATCAACAAATTCGCCAACAGACATAGCTGTTATTTCGCCCAAAAAACGAGGATCATCATAATGATGCAAAAATGCTTGTCTTGCGTCATCCTCAGAATCAAAGCCGATCATGCACTTATCTTCGTCGTATTCCGACCAGTCCCCCACCTTTCGCTGGTGAACAATGTAAACTATTGGCGCATTAAGATTAAAGCCCAAATATATATCAACCTCATCACCATCAACCCCCGTTGAATTACTAACATAACCATAAGGGTAAATCATGCGAACTTCCCATAATTTGCCATTAGGATCTTGGCCGCTACGAACTGACCCGGCCTCATTCTCTATCTTGATAGTCAAACCATTCCACGAAATTGATCGTTTTTTATAATTGCCTGATTTTATTTGATATTCTGATGGCTCATATGGTGAACTGTACCTATCCATTGATATATCTGATTTAGTAAAGCTTGTATTTTTATAATTAATTCCGCTTTCAATCATCCACTTGATTAAATTGCTATCTTCAGGTAAATTGCATTTTGCAATCAGTTGAACCTTTTCGTGAGAAATGGGGAGCCACCTTGTTGATCGCTCTGATAATTCGGAACCGGACAAGAAGCTCGGACTTAGCGCCCCGACGCTGATTGACTTTCTAATTTTTACGTTATATTTTCGATACTTGAATACTGCTTTAATGTAAGATTTTAGCTGATCCTCATTCATTATATACGCTGACCTAACTACATATCCATTCGCCCCACCCTTGACAACAGGGTTAATAACTACACACTTGTCTAAAGCTCCGCGACGAACAAACATCACATATCCATCTTTTGTAGCTGGCATAAATACATGCGGATGCTCCATAACCCACTGAACATGAGATCTCATAGAGGCTTCGTCAGGAAATTGATCAGAATGCTTTGTATGCAATTTAAAATAATCTGCAACAACGGGATTTAAGCCCAACCCAGCCCACTGAAGCACACTATTCTTTACTGGAACTCTGTGCTGAACCCCATGCCTTCCTGAGTTATCTTTTGTATAAGGATTAACATAATGCCCATCCTTACGCGTATAGCCTTTGACGTGGGACTTAAATAAAAGTATCAAGGGCGCCATAAACTCAATCAATCAGATTTAAAAACAACTCTGATTGATCAGCAGACATAAAGAACAAAGCCTTTGTCATTTTCTCTGGAATGTCTTTACCTGGACGCTTGCCATCAACTTGGCTGTCAGTTTTGCTAGTATCTTCAGTCAGCCCCTTATCTGCATCTTGGCGCAAGCTATCAACTTCATCCTCATTATTAGCATGAACACGCGCAGCATCATCCATCCAGACCTTATGTCCGCTTTCATGCTCAAACTCACGCACCGGTGTATCGTCGTGAATTGATTTGCCGGACTTGCCTGAGGCATGATACTCGCGGCCAGCAAACTTTAATGACGATGCTTTTTCAGGATTTCCCTTGCAATCTGCCTTGCCTACAACAAAAGGATGATCTTTTTCTGATGAATTACTCATAATATCATTTCGCGTTTAAGTCAGGCTTAACATCTAAAATACGATTTGATAAGCCATAAATTTCAAATATTAACCCTGCCGCCTGAATATCGCCAGCAAGCGCACTATCTAAAACCTTATAAAAAATTGCGACAATGTTTTTATCTAAAGCATCTCTAACCTTAGCCATTTTAATTTCTTCGGTCTGCTTAGGTCTGCCCAGCGGATTACCACTTACCCCAGCCTTAAACTTAGAATCTATTTTTTTTGAAACATCCACTGCTCTTTCAGTCGCCATAACACTACCCATTAAATTTAATTGATTTGTTAAATTCTGGTGTCACGACCTAAGACAAGCTAACAATTAAATGCAAAACATAAAATGGTAGGACGTGGATATTTGACAACCCACAACCGTTTCGGTATGTTGATAAAATTATCTTAAGGAGCTATAGCGATGACAACGATTACTTTTGATACCAACGAATTAGTTAACGAACTTGAAACTAGTGGATTTACTAGAAAACAATCAGAAACAGTGATTGCTGTTCTTAAAAAATCGCAAAGCGAGTTAGCTACTAAGAATGATATAGCACCACTAGCCTCTAAGACTGACCTTCTTGAACTTAAAGTTGATATTGTTAAATGGGTAGGCGCTTTAATGATGGCGCAAGTGGCTGTAATTGCGGCATTGGTGAAGTTGCTTTAATTTGACGCACCCCAAATGTTTCGAGCATCTATTGAGCAGGATTGACCTGCTTAAATTGAGAAATAATTAATTTTACAGCCTGAGCTTGTTCAGGACTTAGTCCCTCAAAATCATTCCCAACTGTAAGAGACGCTTCAAGCCTTGCAACTATTTCATAGTTCAAGCTCCTGTCATTATTTTTTGCCGCATGTATAAATCTTCCCTGGATATTCATCAGGAGCTTTAACAAACTTATATGTCATAAATAGTTTTAATAATGGTGGAGCCAGGGAGGATCAAACTCCCGACCTCTTGCGTGCAAGGCAAGCGCTCTATCAGCTGAGCTATGACCCCTATAAATTACACTGTCTTTGTCCATGAATCCGCATGGTCATTACCGACTTCCAGCATTGCCGTTTTTTTTGGCTCCCTGAGATGGGCTCGAACCACCGACCAATTGATTAACAGTCAACCGCTCTACCACTGAGCTATCAAGGAATAATTAACAAGACTAATCGTATTGTCACGACCAAAATAAAGCAAAACTACCACGATGTAATTCGCATACCTACTACACCTGCATACTGATTGCCTGAGCCTGATTCAGGTATGATCACACCCAAATAGTAACTTTTATAAAACCAGTTTAACTGCGCACCTGATAAGTTATTATGTCCGCCAAAGTAATCCATTTCCCAGCTAAATTTCTCATTAAACTTAACAACAAAGCCTGTTGTTACATCGATCACATCAACAGGAATAGTTGCCAAATAACTATTAACAAAATAACTGCCAGAATGAATCTCTATATCATTAGTGACTTGATAAGACAGCAAGCCAAAATCAACATGATGCCATTGTGGTAGTGCACCAAAGACTGTGCCATTTTGAGATCCAATATTTACACCAAAATGCTCTGTCAAATTGAAGCGCTGAATAATATTAATGTAAGTATCGCACTCAAAGTTTTGAGCACCTCTACCAAATATAGGACAGTTATAGGTGGCCGCCTGAACAGTCAGCCCAAAATCAAATGAATAACCAATTGTGGCATTAATATAGTCAGTATCAACAGGCAATAAATTACCATTACTATCAAATGAATTGGTGTTGTGATAATAGTTATCTTCAATTTGAGCAGTTACAGCGCCAACTGCAACCTCTGGCGTCGTATCAAGCTTATGACTTCCTTTTGCACTCACTGTTAATGGCAGACATAATACTGCCATTGCTAAGCATTTTTTAAGCATCACAATCCCTCTTGATGACTAAACAAATTGGATAAAAAGCTAGCAAACTCAGGATCATCACCAAAAGCTGACGAATCCATAGCCACCCACTGGCCACGGCAATTATGCACTACAATTCCACCGCCAATAATGTAAGACTCATCATCTTCAACACCAAAGTTATAAAGCCTTTTATTTGCAACCTCCTTTTCACAAATATCAGTAACCTCTATGTCTGAAAACACATAATCACCAGAATGATTCATAGCCAATCTTGCTATTTCTTGGGCAATAAAACTAGGGTTAGCTTTTGCTAATTCATGATCAAATCGCATAACAGTCCACCCCATGCTAGTAAGATCATTATCCCTACGATCATCTCTTGAGATAAATTCGCCTCTTCTGTGCCAAGCAGCGCCATCTATCTCTATGGCTATTTTTTGCTCTGTCAATGCTATATCTAACCACCAGTAACGCACCCTTCCAGAGATGTCTTTCATTCCAGAAAGAACCCTGTGTTGTAGCGTAGGCTCTACACCAAGCTCTAAAAGCTCTCTGTGTATAGATAACTCAATGCCACTGGGAGTATAGTTTTTATTTGCATTTGAAATTGCAGATCTTTTTTTAACGTCGTCACTTCTTAACCACTCATACCCTTTTTCCTTGGCTGAAATTCTTGCCTTTTTAGTAAGATCTCTCCTTTGCTCAACAGTCATTAGCCGCATTCTTTTCTTATTGGCTTCTGAAGTAACCTGCCTAGCCTCGTCCCTTGTGTCTGGCTCAGAAAATTGATTACTTCCACTAGGCTCTACGCAAGATTTCCCACAATTATTAACATTTGGGTGCTTTAAATTAACAAATGGCTTGCCGCAACCTTGGCATATTTTAGAAAGAGCAACAATTCTGTCGCCAACAACTATATCTCCTGACTTAATCCATCCCCTCGATGTTAAATAAGGGTGCTCTGGAGTTGTAAAAGGCATTCTCTTTTTATTTTTAGTACCCAATGTTAGGCCGATCACGTTGCCCGTATGCTTCTTTCCACTAAGAACCCAATTTACAGGCTTAAATCTTCCTTTGTGAGTCAAGACTAAATCACCAACTTTTATATCTGAAATTGGCTTATAACCCTGCACTGTGTAAATTAGAACCCTTGGATTAATAAAGCAATGGGGATGCATTACTCCCGCACCTACCCACCATAATTCAGATGGCAGTCGCTCGACCAACTCATCACCGCTACGCTTTCGTGGGGACGATGATCGGCCTATATTGGTTTTACCTACCCAAACTTCCTTAGTGCCGTCCTTGTCTTCAGAGGACGGATCAACCACGCTAAAAATTCGCCCATCGATCTTTTTACAAAATGGGCAGGCGCCTCTGTACATTTCCATGCGCCTAACTTTAGACCCAGCAGGCAATGAAGCAATAACGCCTTGATTAGCCATTTCACCGGCTTCTGTTAGCGCGATCCTACGCCAGTCTCTATTTGCAGATGAAAACGTATCAAATAAAGCTTGTTCTAGCGTCTGAGCATTAGACGACTCATCATTCAATAGCTTGGCTGACTCATGGTTTAAAATGACCTTCTTAAGCTTATGCCTAAACCCATCAGAAACAGCCTGAACATTCTCGCAACCATAAAGCTTGCCATATTCCATAATCGCTTCAGCAGCTGGAGATAGGTTAAACATCGTTACCGCTTCTACTACAGTCGAAGGCAATGCCTCAACAATGGTTGCAGCTGCAGCAATATCAATATTGTCCATGTGCACTTGCGCCTTTCCCATTAATCCCGACTTAACCGCTAGCCACTCAGCCTCTTCATTAAGTTGATCAGCCGGCAAATATCGCTGTACTGTATAATCAATCAGCATAGACCAATCATTTAGCGTCATTAAATCTGGCGGTATGTTTTGCAAATAGGTATAAACTAAATCAAGCTCTGCTTGTGTCCAACGACCCATATAACCTACAGGAACTGTTGTGTGCCTTAGAGCAGGAACGTAATAATCGCCTGCCAGCCACTTTTTCAACTCCTCCTGAACCTTAGCAATCTTAAATAGGCCACGATCAGTAAACTTTTCGATTAGCTCACGTATAAATGGGCTTTCATGTTGCGCCCAAATATCATGCGCTAAACCGTCTTCATCATTCAGTGCTTTGTGTAGATGCTCTAATGCGCCATCACAAGAGCACTCTGGAATATTTGATATATCAATCAGCAGCGCCATTCCCTTCCCCAAGCGCTAACTTTAACGCTAGTTCTGAACGCAAATTAGTAATAGCCATATCAGCATGAGCCTTAATCTCTGCAATCGCTTTAATCAACGGCTCTAGGTCTACTTTAGGAGCTTCTGCAATCGTTTCTGCACTCACTTGTGGCTCGTTCCAATGCTCACCATAAGATTTGCGTATGTACTCAATCGACGGAACAAATCCAGCAGAAATAAGCGCAGCATCAATGGCCGCTTGCTCTTTCAACGCAAACACTGAAATATCACCACTAGGCAATGCTTTATTGAGTGGTTTTTCTTCCTCTGGCACCTCGCCTTCGACATAAACACGATTACCATCTTCATCCTCAGCAATAGCGCCATCTTCGCCACGTTCAACTAAAACAAGCTTTCTGGCTCTACGTTCTTTATGCCCCAACACATCAGCCCAAGATACGCGCACCACTCCATCCTCGCCGCTTTCATGAAGAACCTGAACGCCATGCTGACCGACAGCATGAACCTTTCCAGATAATGCGCCATGCTCTGGATGTTTAAAATAAAGCACATCGCCATCTATAACATTTCGGCTTTGTATGGGTAGTTTTTGTTGTAAATTAGTTTTTTTCATTATCATTCAATCGTGTAAATAACTTGTGTAGGCGTTCCAAAATCCAGCTCTTCTGTTTTTTCAAAATCAAATTCATTCCAACCACCCAAAGACTTGACAAAATCAGCCATACATCTAAAATTACTTTCGTGGGGGATGCCGTCACTGTCAAGTCCCCAATCGAGCCTATCTGATAGGTGCTGGAGCGATTCCGGGTAAATCGGTAAGGGCGGGGCCGTAAGGTCTAAAAACCGTGCGGATGCAGACACTAAAGACTTATCAAAATTTTCAGTGTCTTTGATTAAAGCCCCTAAAGACTTACTAAGCCTTTCAGGGGCTTTGTTTTTAGTGGACTTCCTGCCTTTTGGAGCTGGCATTTTGTAATATTTACGATTTTGATCAAATTCCTTATTACTCCAATAATGAGCCGATCTAAAGCGATACTCCTTTTCTTTTTCAAACCAACTAAGAATAACCACATAATTAACGCCATTAATATTTTTTTCTACAAATATCTCCCTATCACCGTTTTCTAAGATAGCATCTGGATCAGCAATACAGTCCACCATATACTGCATCATAGAAGCTCTTTTAGCCTCAAACTCCCTTTTATTAGTTTCATTATTTTTTTTAGTATAAGCATGATCCTGATTTTGCTTAAAATTTAGCTTTGCATCAAATAACCCAGCCTTTCTTTTAATGGTGATAGCCCAGTTTCCTTCAATATTATCTTTAAAGTATTTTTCAGCCTCTTCAAGTGAGCTAATTTTTGATGAATCTGGTAAATGAGCCGAATAATCCTCATCACTATCAGTTGAAGACTTGGCCTGACTTCCGCCTTGATGCCCTGGTCTGCCTTTATGACCTTCAAATGATTTACTCAATCCCTCATCACCATTTGCTAATTCAGCACCTTGAGCAGGCTGCGCAGGCTTAGCTGGTTCAGCCGCTTGCTCTTCTTGAGCAGGCTCTACTGTATCGCTATCGGGCTTTTTCTCAACTGTATCGCTTTTTTGTTCACCTTGATTATCATTGCTAGAGCTTTGACTAGGCTGTCCAAAGTCTGGCTGTTCAGGCTGCTGCTGGGTTAATTGCATCCATGGCCCTACTAATTGCGGATTTAAAGGCGCATCACCCATAGGACCTTTTATAGCCTCATAGCCCTCCTCTGCCCTAGCCTCATTAACTGTCAATAACAGCTTACGCAGCTCAAACTTTTCATCAGCGTTTTGAGGGTCAAGCCCTGTCCATCGAAAAACATACTTATCTGAAAAATCAGAAACAATGTAATCAGTGATTAGGTTTTCAAAATAAGCTAATACAGGCCGCAAGCCACTGTCCTTAGACGCCGCTAGCTTTTCAGCAGTATCAGAGCCAGCTAGCGCAGAGGAGCTACCGGCAGTAAACGAATCAAAGTTAATCTCAGATGGCGACATACCATAAATGGCGCAAGCAATAGAGGTTAAAAAGGTCATCCATTTGCCGAAGTACATCTCGTCATAATCTACTCCAAATTTCTCAAAGCTCGCCCTAGACTCTTGATCTTTTGAAACCATGACCGGCAATGACCATTGATTATTGATACCCTTAACCATCGAGTTCCAGTAGCGCTTAAAGGCATCTATATCTTGATTAGTATAGTTGCCAGATAAGTGCAACATACCCTTAGGAATAGCGTTCTGATCAAAGCCTTTAATGTTATAGGTTAAAGCATTTAGATAGCCTGTCACCACTCGCACCAGCAATTCTGTTTCTGGCAGACCATAGCCGCATACAGAGACATCAGATCTTGGATTGCGCGGCTCATAAATCAAATCATCAAAGCTATAAGCTGCACTGACTCTTCCTTGCACAACTTGAAGCGCAAATATTTCATCATCGCCACGATAACCATCTTCCGTACATAAACGTATTGAGCCACCGTCAACAGCGTAAAAGCCATCCATTCCTTGGGCTTTATCACGCTTCCACTCGGTCTCTATGCCGACAGAATCCATTATTAAAGTGTCGCGAGTTACCTTGCCCAAGAACTGAGCAAATGAATCACGCCTTAAAGCTTTGCGCCTGCGTGGTGAAAATTCCCACCCGCAATTAGCTATGAATCTGTTTAACTGATGAATAGAGCCTTGCTCAGCATCATTAAGTTGATGTGACTTATCAATATGCTTAATTTCAAAGCCCGGCGCATCCCTATTATCTTCTGTCACTCTAGCAAAGCGCTGTACCTGCCTTACCCTAGTCATGACAATAGCATTTAGTATAGGCGTTTGCTCTACCATCATGCGTAAAGAATCAAAGCCTAATGCACTAGGACGTTCCCAAAAGTCGCCATTGACTGACAGCTGCCAGTCATCCAACTGGATTGACTGCATACCTTTTTCTCTGCGCTTAGCATGTTTGCTTGGAAATGGAACAATATTAGGATTCATCGCCTTACGAATAGCTTCATCCTGATAGCCTTCGTGAATATGAGCAATCACCTCCCTAACAGCCTCTGCTGGAATAAGATCGCTTAAAGCATTTGTTTTATGGGACTTTTGCAATTCAGCAAGCGCATCATTGCGTTCGTCTTGTGGGGCATTTTCGTTAAATGCGACTGATTGCGCGTTGTCTGACATAGTTGATTACCAGAAAATTATTTATTCTGGTAATCGTAGTGTCACGACCTATAATAATACCTAACAAGATCATGCTGTCATTAAAACTTCGAGGAAAATATGACCACTATTACTTTTGATACCCAAGAAGCCGTCATTAAATTAAAATCAGTTGGCGTTACACAAGAACAGGCTGATGCCTTTGTACGCGTTATTGTTGAATCACAGCATGAATTATCAACTAAACGAGATATAGACGATTTACGTAAAGATATAGACACGCGCTTAATTCAAATGGAACAACGACTAATTATTAAACAAGGCGCATTAATGGCTTTTGCTATCGGAATTGTTGCAGCCCTGGTTAAGCTACTTTGAGCTTTTCCTATCTTTGTATAAATGATTGACACCCAACATCACGAACAGCTACCAAAAACCCACGATCTAAACACTTTCCCTCGCTATACGCAGAGCAGTTTCCGCAAAAGTTTCCATCAGGCACTTGAATTGCATCAATAACACCACTAGGCAGCCCAGGCATTTCTTTTGATATGCGTGCCTGCACTGGATTAACCGGCTTGCTTACGTCAGGAATGAAAATCATAGCGGGCTCATTGCCAATAAGCATTGAAAACGCCCTAGAAAGCGCATCAACTTGGTCATCAAACGTACCATTAGGAAACATACGCATCTCACTGATAAGCGCATCATTCCAATCAGCCTTAAGCATGACCACATTACCGACATTGATCTGAGCAGCAAACGGCTCAGCCCTTACCACCTTATTACCAGACTCAGGTGTAGCCTTAACTGAAAATCCAGACAGACTACGCACCAAATATTTAACCTGAGTTAATCCCGCTTGCCCAGGATCTTGCGGAATAGATATGCGGCAGTTATCACCATCACGAGCCGCTGTATTAACCAATGCAGCATCTCGCTCATCAGGCGACACTCTTATGCGCACCATATCAGCGATAATGCACCGACCATCAGCTAAGCGTCCAATCTTAGCGCCAGCAGTAAAATCACCCGTTGTAGAAGCTGCAAAATCCCAACCTCTCACCCATTCGGTCACACCATGCGGAATAGCCTGCACAACGCTAATATTGTCCGGCTTGATAATACCACCCGCCAAAGGCGAAGGTATCTGCATATACTGGCCAGCAAATGTATAGGGATCTGCTTGCTCCATTGCCCTTAGTTTTTCTATAGTGTGCATCTCAGGCCACAAAGCAGTTCCATCAGGCTTAATAGCCGATAAACAAACATGATGCCATTCTTCACCACTACCACCTTCTAGTAAAAAACCTGTCATATCATTTTCATGCAAACGCTGCATTATCACTATAATTGGTGTTGTTGGTGAGTTAACACGCGAAGCAATAGTGTTATTAAAGCGGGTATTAATGCGGCTTCTCATTGTATCTGAGAATGCATCATCGGGCTTCAATGGGTCATCAAGTATGAGACAACCCTCAAAACCATCACACGGACTATTTGTACCCGCCCTCTCACGAGTTTTAGCGCCAGCTCCGAATCCAGTAATTGGCCCACCAGTAGACGTTGCATACAAGCCGCCACCTGCCATCGTGTACCATTTCTTTTTACTATCCGAATCAGTTCTAATAGCCACCCCAAATATACGCTGGTACTCTTCAGACTTGATTAGCTCTCTTATCTCACTTGAATTATCTAGCGCTAGATCATCAGAAAACGATAAATGAATAAATTTAGCGCCCGGATTATTAGCCAATACCCATGCCACAAACATTTTAACGGCTACGGCTGTTTTCCCATATCTAGGGGGGATATTGATAATAAGTCGAGTAATATTACCTTTTACCACCTCAACCAACGCATCAATGATCTCATAAAAATGAGGCGTCATAATGAATTTACGCCCAAATTGATGCTTAAAGAAATACCTTATAAAAAAATAAAATTCGTTAATCAATCTGGCTTTAAGATCAATTTCTTTTCTATCAATATTCATCATCTAGTTCGCCGTAGTAAGCCAGCTTAAGTTCATGCGCAGGGATATTGACCAATGACACTGAATGACTTTGTGCAATAGCCGTATTGCTGTTGTTAATCACTGTAGTAGGCTCTTTACCAACCAAACCATCACGAGACTTTTGAATCGCAGATCCAGCAGCATTAATGTCCTGAAAAGAAACATTATCAATGCCAATCTGTTTAAGCTTTTTAATAGTCATATCTATAACCAGCCTTTGCGCCTTATCGCACAATTCAAGATCACGGAGCTTTTTGTCAACAATGCTGTTGAAAATATCAAGCTCTGTTGAATTAAAGGTTGATTTTTCTTTTTCTATCTCTTTATCTAGTTGTTTAGATTGAATAACTTTTTCAACAAGTGTTGAATTTTTTCCTTTTAGCCAGCCCTCTTTTTTAGCTTTCTTGCTTATGCCGCTTCTATCGGTAATGCCTATCTTCTTTACCTCAGGCGTTTCAATAATTTCTGCTAGGGATAGTCCTTGCTGATAATAAGCCCTAACAACCTCCCAATCCTTTTCACTATATGCCATTTCTAAACTCTATAAGCTTCTAATGCACAAAGCGTGCTGTCACTACCAAATCAATGCAAATAAAAAAGCCCCTTAACGAGGCTTTTCTATATCCACTCCTACGCCCTACTTATAGTCGTCATCAATACTTGCATGTCTAAAAAGAGATGGTGTAAATGGCTGCAACACACGTTCTCTAATCAAAACCTCTTGCGGCATTGATATTGATTTTTTTGGGTTAACAAAGCACTCAAAGACATGACCATACTTTTGTACAGACGCCCCGCACCAGCATAATTCGGTATGCTCACCTATCACCTCAGCACCGCAATTTGTACAGCGGTACCGAAACTCTCCTTCATCTGTCATTTGCTCAATAATACGACCTGCACAATGCTTGCAGACATGATCAATTAATTCCCATCCCATCAATAACTAGCCTCAGCGATAGGAGTTGGGTTAACCATACCAAACCAAACAGCCTTAGGTGCAGTCCGTAAAATAGATAAATAGACTTCCATTAGCGACGTTACCTTATCAAGCTTTCTAACTTGAGTGGTTTCACCTGCATCAATAGCGCATGAGACATAAGCAGAGCCCACTTCCTTGCAAAAAATAGGCGGCGAACCTTTTGCATTTTTGCCTATCAAAACTTCGCGCTCACGGTTGTAACAACTTACGCAGATTGAGCCACGAATTAATCGATTTGCACCTTTTTGGCATCTTGAGCACAATAGCTTACCCAGAAAGCAGGATGTTGAATTACTGCAAGCACCGGCATGTTTAGCGCCGACTTGGCATGACTTGCATGTAAATCTAAGTCCTTCTTTTAAACCCACAGGAGACATAGCCTCCGTATACATTCGTGCACAAAAATCAGTTGAATAAGTGCCTAATCCTTTTGGACAAGTAAAGTAATCGCCCAAAGCCCCGTCATATTTAAAATAGCTAATATCCATTACTAGTCTCCATAAAAAAGCGGCATGTTTACAACTCTCTCAATTTCGTCAGAAGACTATTAGTCGTCCTGCCTTAAACCCCTCACAACTACGTTAAATACCAACTCTTTACATGACCGCTATTAGCATTGCATTAGTGACAAAAGAGACAATAAGCCCTGCGGTAACTACTTTTAACTTAAACAATAACGCGCTATTTTCTTGGTACATTTCTTTTGCTAATTCGGAATATGCAAAATAATAATCTTCCCTTTCATGATTTATAAGATCATAACAATCCTCAACCCTTGCCCACTCCCCTGTATCGCATTGCTCCATAGCGCCAAACTTATAAAATCCTTGGTTGTATCGTTTCATTTAGATTAATCCTGTGTATTTTGAAAATTGAAAGGCTAATAAAGACACAATGACTATAAGTAGTTTAGTCACTAGTTTATTTGAGCTTGAAAGCTTTGATTTTATGTCGGATATAAGATATTTCTGATCAAACACATCCTCTAAAGCATTATCAAGTGCATGCTCAACACTATCTAAGGCTTTGCTGTGATCTTCATAAGTAACCCAATAACCATCAGGATCTGTGTAATATTCCATCATTCCATTCTTACAGTTGTAGCGATTCATTAATTATCTTCTTCTCTTGATTTTGAGGACTTACAAAAACGACTATCTTTTTTGCAGATGTCATAGATCAATACCGGCAGCATTAAAACTAAGACAATGAATTCAATGAAATTTATAATCTTTACCACGATCACACCTATATCAATCATTCTCTGTTATTCTTCGCGGCCATATACATTAGATAACCTGTAAAAAATACCGTAGTTACAACTATTATTAATACCTCTGTATTCATTTTTGTTTACTCCTCAGGGGATAAGTATCTATATTTATGCGCCATAACGCCTGCATCGCGCATGTGTTGGTTAGTTTGCTTCTCCCAGCCTGTTAATGCCTTAAATGCAGCGCTATTAACTTTTCCGGCTGGTTTTTCTATAATTACTTGCCTATCTTTATTCGCAAGGTAGGCAATTAATAATTCTGCTTCTCTAATACATGAACCGACATTAACACCGGTACGTTGTATTGCGCCCTTTGTTACCGCTTTGTTATGCCAAACATGCTTATTGGAGGGTAATTCAACCACGATAGCGGCATACTTAAAGTTATCGATAACCTGAATTGCCCCCCAAAAATCCGTTTCAAACACCTCGGTTAGCTTGCCATTGTCTGAAAGAGCAATTCCAGTGTGGCGACCTGGATCAATGCCTATGACTTTCATACATCAAAAAGGTATATCGTCATTAAAGTCTTCATAAGCAGGTGGCACTGGCGGCATCGTTGGATTATTAGGCTGTGCCTTACCATAAGCGCTTGCTTGCTGACTGGCTCTAGCATCATTGCCACTATTACCTTGCTGTCCACAAAACTGAAACTCTGATACCACTATCTCAGTCACCCAATGCTTAACGCCGTCTTTTTCATAGCTACGAGTACACTGCTCACCCTCAACATATATCAGACTGCCTTTTTTAAAGTGCTCGGCAATCACCTCTGCCCGCCTACCAAAGCTAACCAACCTAATCCACTCGGTTTTATCCTTAATCTCGCCAGTGGCTTTATCTGTCCACCGCTTAGAACAGGCTATCGAAAAATTAACGACAGCCGTGCCAGTGGGTAAATAACGCAGATCAGGATCAGCACCCAAATTGCCCATGAAAACGCACTTATTAATAGACATACTTTCCTTTTTAGATTGATTAAATTGTTTTTAAGCGTGGTAAACTGGTATAAAAATTAAAATAACTAGGATTACTTATGGCTGCTATTACTTTTGATACTTTAAAATATGCTAATAGACTTAAAGCTGCTGGCGTGCCTGATAGACAAGCAGAAGCTGAGGCAGAAGTCTTAGCAGAAGCACTTGAAGTTAACCTTAAAGAGTTAGTCACTAAAGAAGACTTATTGGCTACCCAAAAAGATTTACACCGCGATATTGATGATCTACGTCGTGATATAGATGCTAGATTTGTCCAGATGGAGCAACGCTTAACCATTAAGCTAGGTGCGCTTATGGCTTTCTCCATCGGCATCGTTGCTGCACTGGTTAAACTACTTTGATAATCAGCCAACTTAATTTCATTAGGAATCATCATGGCCACTATTACTTTCGATACGCTAAAATTTGCTAATAAACTTAAATCAGCAGGCGTACCTGATAAACAAGCAGAAGCTGAGGCAGAGGCTTTATCAGAAGCCCTTGAGGTAAATCTTAAAGAACTAGTGACCAAAGAGCATCTTGACATTAAGCTCCAGCAAGAATTAGCGCCCATACGTACTGATTTAGCAGTTATCAAATGGATGATAGGTTTAATGTTAGCAGGCGTTATCTCGCTAGTATTAAAAGCCTTTTTCCCTTCATAATTCACCTCATTAGGAATAATAATGGCCGCCATCAACTTTGATACGCACGAATTTTTTAACGAACTCAAGTCATCAGGCTTTAGTGACCAACAGGCCGAAACGATCACGCGCTTACAAAAAGCGGCTATCGTATCTACGCTTGAGCAAGCCAAGCATGAATATGATTTGGATAACGTCACTACTAAACGCGACCTAAAAGAGCTAGAACTACGTTTAACCATAAAAATGGGCACGATGCTGTCTGTCGCTGTTGCTGTTATCGCTGCACTAGTCAAACTACTTTGATAACCCGCTAACTTAACTTCACTAGGAACAGCTATGGCAACCATCACTTTTGACACCCATAAATTTGTACGTAAACTAAGGACAGCCGGACTTGAAGAAGAACAGGCGGAAGCTTTCGCAGACGCTTTTAGTGATGCGCAAGGCGAAGCAGACTTAGCTAGTAAGCGCGACATTAGCGACTTACGCCGAGAGATTGATGTACGCTTTGAGCGCATCGATGGCGAACTAAAGCTTAATCGCTGGATGCTAGGCATTTTAATTGCCGGTGTCATGTCACTAGTGTTAAAGTCATTTTTTCCATCGTAGCGTCCTATGCAAGGCAAAGCAGACTTAGCGACTAAGCAAGACATAGAAAGCTTAAAACAAGAGATGAAAGTCAGCATGTCTGAGTTAAAAGTCGAGTTAATTAAATGGGTAACAGGTGCTTTAATTGCGCAAGCTGCTGTTATTGCCACATTAGTCAAACTACTTTGAAGACTTGCTAACTTAATCATCCCCAAACTCCCTAAGCCGCAGCGGCAACAGTTGTGTTGATGGTTAAACTCTGAATACAATCGCCCATGCGCTCACTGGATAAATTAATCAACCAAGGCAATAGCTCAAGAGGGATATGGTTGCTAATCAATTCTTGTAGCGACTCTTTACTCCCGCCTATGTCAGCCATAAACTTCGCTTTGCTTTGAACCAATTGATCAGAAGGAATAGAGTGAAACATACCTATTTCGGATGCCATTTGGGTAACTATCCAGCGTCTAGTTTCTCCATTTTCTAACGGCACAAGATTGATGGCGATGCTATTGTGTTGCACAGGCTCTTCGGGTTGTTTGGGCATAATTTCTCCGGCTACGCTTTTGATGCGTTCTGCCACTAAGTCTTCGAGTTCTTCGGGGGTAAAGGCCAGCTTAAGGGGTTCGGCTGGAATGGCTTGCTTTTTTAGGGGTAGTAACTTCATGCCTAAAAGACGCGCTGCTTCTGCTAATTTACCTGCAGGGATGTTTTTGTAAGTGGTGATACCGTAATGCTCATAAATCTTGCGATACAAAATTGGATAAGCTTTACCATCGCTTTTGCAGAATGCTTCAATGGATTTTTTAAACTGTGCGGCTTCGGCTTCGCTGATAAACGGAGAGGCGAGTGACTTTAGGCCGTATTGGGGTTTTTGGAGTTGTTGAAGCTTAGCTTCTAGTTGATCAAAAGCATTGATATACGACTCTTTCCATTTAGCCGCTTCTTTGCCAGTGAAACCCATCGCTAAAAATATAAAGCCGTTTTTAGTCATCTCATATGCTGGGCGCTTTTCGCCTTTAGCATCTAAATATTCAACCAGCCCAAAATTGAGCGCGTGAAATTCCGCTGAACATTCAAGGTTTTGGATTGCTCGCAAGACATGCGTATGACGCTTGCCAAAAAATTCAGCAACTTTAAGTGAAGTGGTTTTGATAACGCCATTGATTTCAGCAACGTCTGGGCGTAATTCGGTTGTAACTTGAGATTGATTGTTCATGAGTAACTCCTTGCAAATGATTTTAAACCACCGCTCGAAGTGACCAAACTTTGGGCGGTGGGCAATGTATTAGGTTGGTCAATCGGGGCAAGGACCCGACAGGCTCGAAAGCCTCCCAATACACCACCCACCATAAAGTGAAGGGCATAAAAAAAGCCACGAACCTTTCGGCGCGTAACTTCTGCGCCTTGCTTACACGAGTGACCAAACCCGCCTGCCCAATGTGGGGCAGTGGGTAAATGATAGCTGGGGTTCGTAACTTTGTCAAAATTTACACAATTATTTACAATGCTTATAAAATACTTATAATTGCTGCTATGAACGAAATTAACTGGAATCCTAAAGCGCTTAAGCAAATAGAAAAGATCAAGGATAGTAAGGCACGAAAGCGTGTTTATACTGAATCGCAAGCCTTGTCTGATTTTCCACATTGTCAGGGCGTAAAAAAGCTGGTCAACCATGAATACAGCTACCGCTTGCGGGCTGGCAATTACCGAGTGTTTTTCGAGTTCGACGGCGATGTTCATATTATCAACATTGAAGAGGTGAAAAAACGTGATGAAAGCACTTACTAACTACCAAATGATTAACGGAGCAGACGGCAGGCCAGCGTTTGTTGTGATGCCTTATGCCGATTTTGTAAAAATTCCAGGAGCAATTGCTCCCGGCATGATTCCAAATGCTGTCGTCGGCAAGCGCATCATGGAAGATATGAGCATGTTGCAAGCTTGGCGTGAATACTTGCTGTTGACACAAACTGATATGGCGGAGCGTATGGGCATCACTCAAGCTGGTTATGCACAAATCGAATCTGCCAAACGCCCACGCAAGGCCACGCTGGAAAAAGCGGCGACAGCGCTGGGTATTTCTTTGGCGCAGTTGGCGTACTAGGGGCTTATTATGACCATTCACATTGAAGACATGGCCAGTATGGATTTTTCCGATGTCACTACCGGAAACAAAATGCGCCCCATTCACCCTGGCGAAATTCTGCGAGAAGAATTTTTGATTCCGCTGGATATGAGCGTCAACGCCTTGGCTATTGCTTTGCGCGTTCCTGCAACCCGTATCCATGAAATTGTTAAGGAGCGTAGAAGTATTAGCCCCGACACGGCTTTGCGTTTGGCTAGGTACTTTGGCGCATCTGCCGAATTTTGGCTTAACCTGCAAAGTTCTTATGACTTGCGCTTGGCTAAGCAGCAGATTCTTCCAGCCATTGAGCAAGAAGTATTGCCACGCGTAGCCGCTTAAAGACTGGCTCAAAGAGCATTCAGAGGCATAGGCTAATTGAAAACTCATATCGAGATATACCCAAAAGCAAGCCAGTATTCCTGAGTGCGCCTAACCCCTTCGTAGTGCATCAACTTGAGCATATCGCCTTCATAGCCGTGTGAGCTTCTTGACACGCGGCCATCAAGCAAATCATGACAGCTTGAGCAGCAGAAAGCCCCATGGAGATCACTGACTTTCATACCCATGCCACCGCCGTTTAAGTGTGCAAGCACTACGGTTTCTGTTCTGCGATTACAAACGCCTGGTATTCTCACCAAGCATTCTTGCCCTTTAGCCGATTGACGTAATTTATTCATGCGTAAGCCAAAACCTTGCTGACTAATAAATTCATATCATCCTCGCTGTAGTAAGTTAAGTAATCGCTCAAAATGACTGTAATGGCCGTATTGAATAAACTATCAAATTCGTCTTGTTTCATTTTGGCAAAGCTGATCGATTTAGCTCTTTGCACCACGTTATTGCGCTTGTTAAGCTCAAGTTCCCAATGCCCACAGGCGATAATGACTTCTTCCCTAAAACGCTCAAAAGACTTAAAAACCCGAATGTTGTTGTGAAACACTTCTGGCTGTTCGTAGTTTTCATAGGCAAGGTTCAGTAAGCTAAAAAACTTGCGGTGCATAGGTGCGTTTCTTGGCTGCGTAATTTCAGCCTTGTATAACTCATTAGCTCTAAAACCTTCCATAGCCTCTGCCGATACATCATCTGCAGGACAAAAGGTGTCATAGAGTTTTCTTAGCCAAATCGTAGTCATTTAATTTTCAATAAAAGAACAGCTAAGCTAAAGCCCAATGCGGCTGCTGTAATCAATAAGCTTATCGCCAAAGCAATCACAGGAAAGCCATCTGCGCTTAGTAAAAACTCAAAATATGACTGATTAAAACCCTTCATGATTAATCCCTAAAATGACCACCATCAGCCAACTAAAACGCCAGCCAAATGAGGTTGATTCGATCCACGGCAACAGTGTCCAGTCGGCAGGATGGGGTAAGATGGCATATTCGATCATAAAATACCCTTGTTTTAGTGATAGTTTTCTAACATCAAACTCGCTTTTTCAAGTAGCTGATGATTATATTTTGCAAGCTCAATGCGCTCAGCCTCACGATCAAGAATATCTTGACGCTTTTTGTCCTCAAGCATTTTTTGCCCATCTTTCATAGCCTGACTAAGCTCACGCCACTTTGACTTTAGGTGCTGCGCATTGTTAGGCATTTCAGTTACTTTCCCGGTCAACAATCCAGCAATAACACCAGCATCTTTAGGAGCTGGCAGATACTTATCAGCAATCTGTTGTGTAATGCGTCCTGCTAACACGGCTTTTTGCAATACCGGCTCAATCATAGTCTTGTCATAGCCTGTGCAGACTTTCCAGACAACAGGCGCTTGCATAATTGACGCTTCGCTGCATAAGCGCTCATAAGCGCCCTTAAAGGCCATACGTGCAGCAATTCTGTCGCCCTCGGTGATTAAATCAAAAGCCACTGCATAAGCAGCTGCCATCTCCTCTGTCCAGACAACTGTCTCATCCTCTGACCTTGGCATCATTGCCCACGCTTCATCAGCGCTAAGGCGTTTATTATGCGCACTTAGCAGATCAACAATGTCAGCAGGTACTGGTGCATAACGACTGGTTTTGCAATGATGCCTAAGAGCCGCAAGCACTGGTTCAATGTCGTAATCCTCAAGACTACTGAACGCTGATACCATTGCGCGTTGCGATAACACTCTACCGGCTGCCAATACCTCATGAGCATCAGCCCAAGCCTCTGAAAATTCGTTAAAGTCTCGCTTGTTCATATCTAATCTCTGTCGAAGTTGAATCTATTGCATCACCTATATTGCCATCAGGGTATAAATACACTGGGCGCTGCATAGGTTGTTTTACAAATCCTGAGTTTTTGCCAAAAGCAGAATTATTTGCTTTTTGATTTTGCCAATTCCATCCAGAATTAAAACTTTGCCAGCTCCGCTCAATACAGATCCTTACAGCATCGCTAGGCGTAATCTCTGCTTTCAAAGCCTCTCTTTCGAGAGCTTTAATCGCAGTTTGAGTAAGCTTTGTTTTCCTAATCTTCAAAAAGTCCTGAACCAAAACTAGGTCGATACCCAATGCAAGAAGCGCGGCGGTTTCAAAGTTTTGTTTTTTTGTCGGTGTCGTTTTGTTTTCTAGATTTTTTTTCGATGTAGCGTTAGCTACATGCTTTTTCTCTTTTTCTGTATCTGTATCTGTATCTGTATCTGTATCTGTATCTGGGGGCGTTACTGTAACGTTACATGCTATTTTTTTTCTCTCTCTATGCCTTGCAACCCGCTCCGCACTTGAGTCTGATATAAATTGACGCTTATCCCAGTTAAGAACATTATTAGATTTATCAATAAAACCCTTTTCAATAAAAATATCTTTTGTAACCTGCCATTCTTCGTTACTAATCCTTAGTTGAAACGAAACTTCATCATCTTGTAACGTTACATTGCCGTTACATCTAAGACACAAAACCATAATTAATCTTCTTTGGTTTTGCTCACTCATCATTTGAACCTTAGGATCAGTTAAAAACTCTGCATAGAGCCTGAACCACAGATTAGACATAAATAAAATTCTTCATGCTGTTACTCCGATAACCCGACAAAAAATGGCGTAGCAACATGGTCGGAGACATGCTTTCGAGCGCCCTCTAGCTACGCACAAACTGTTAAAACTCTTTACCCCTAAAGGGCGGGGATTTTCACCGTGTTAAACTAAGCTCTCTTACCAACCACGTTTAACTAGGATCAATCCCCATGAACGAACACACTAAACTTGAACTACTTAAAATTGCCGCGACCTTGACAGCCGCTTCATCTAGCAATAAACACTCAAACCTTGTTAAAACTGAGTTTGAGCAATATTGCTTTTACCTCTTTAAAAACTTTGACAAGCTAGGATCTATAGAAAAAATAACTAGCGAAGACCAAAATTAACCTTTGACATAAGGCTATTTAACGCCTGTAAAATAATGTAATCAGCCAAAAAATTAGGATGTTGTTGCTCAAGAAATTCAAATATTTTTCTTTCCATTTCTGCTATAGCTTCAACATCCCTTTTGATTATTAAGCCCACCTTGCTTAATTTAGAGCTTTCTTCAGTCATCTAATCCACCTGTTTAAACTTACTGCATTCACGCAGCTCAGAACCGCCATAGAAGACGTGATAATTGGCTTTGTTACCCAATACCACCACTAATTCATTAAGTTGCTCAGTAGTTGCGCCCTTATTGACGTAATGCTCATAAGCCTTACATCTGCCAATACCTTTGCCATCGCCTACAGTGTCTTTGATAAAACCACGACACCTAGCGCAACACGCTTTAATACGTAAAACTACTTATCCGACTGAGTCGGATTGTTACCGGCAACCCTTAGGATTAAAGTAGCCTCACGATGTTTTTGAATAGCCCAGTTGCCAAGAATTTCATCAACTAGCTTGGTGCGACATTCACCACTTGCTGAACAATGACCATCTAAAACATCAACAGTAAAACGCGGCAATTGCACTCTAAGCTCTACAGTTTCTCTAGCCATTACTTAACCCTTAAAATTTAAAAATACCCTTATGTTAAAATCCGACTTCTCACTTCCATCAACTAACACAAGGGTGAAACTATAGACATGCAAAACGTCCGATCTAAAGCAATTAAAGCAATTGGCTATGACGATCAAACCAGTCGCTTATTTATTCAATTCACACATAACCCAAAAATCTATCATTACTACCAAGTGCCTAAAGCTATCTACTCAGGTTTTATGGCAGCCAGTTCTAAGGGTGATTACTACAATAGTTACATTCGCGACCATTACACGGCCGCCTAACGACAACAAAATCACTGTGCACATATTCTTGTCCTGTAGACGTATGTGCGCCGTATTTAACAATAAGCTCTTCAAGCGCATTTATTTCTTTGTCAAAACAAGTTGTCCAAGACGTTTCAACCTGAAAACCAAGGTCAGGCCTATCGGTAATCAAGCAATAGTTATTGCCCAGCATCGCCAAGATGGCTTGATTAATAATCCGAACATCCGCCTCATCCATTGTTATTTTCCAAAGATGTCGGGGCGGATTTTCTAGGGTAGATAGAATCCATCATTTCTGTATCACTGAAGCCATAAGCATCTTGTATAGGTCTAACTCGTTCAGCATGGGGAATTTTTTTTCCATTAATCCAATCCGACAAAGTAGAGTCGGCTATGCCTAGCGCAGCTGCCGCTAGGATTTGATTACCGTATATTTTTTTTAACTTAAGGAATATGTTCATGGTTATATTATTAGCCAATAGCGAATTATTTGCAACAGTTAATAGCGAATTATGTTTGATAGATAATAAGGTGATGAAATACCCAGAATATGCCACTAGATTTAAACGGGCTTGGAAAGAGTTTAAGTCACCCATAAAAACCCAAAAGGAATTGGCGATTAAACTTGGAGTTGCTCAAGCAACTGTGAGTGACTGGATTAATGGGGAAAAATTACCGTCTATGGACACGGCGCTTGATATATCAGAAAAACTAGATTGTTGCGTTGTCTGGCTACTGACAGGCAAAGGCCAAAAATCCCCCAACGACCCGCCAGACTTACGAAACGTCATCGACGTGACTCACCTAAGCCCAGATCAGATCCAAGCCGTTAAGCTCATCATTGCCCAATTTGAGCAAACAAATCCGCCTAAATATGAACAAAAACTGTTGACAGCGCCTGCTGAAAATGCGGGGGGGGCATCTGAGCAAGCTCAACAGCCTCAAGCCCAAGATAGACGAGTAACCAACCATCAACGCTTCATGAAAAATTTACATGGAATGATTAGATCGACCTGCAGTAGCGAGTGAGTGTTTATGCTATGGCGGTAATGATAAAATGAAAATAAATTATAATGCGTGTTTTTGCTCAAGCCCAAGCCCAAGCCGTGACTTAAGCTATGCGACGATGCCTGCAAGGTCTAACCTGAAATGAGTTATAATGAACGTAGAAATAAAACGAGTCGCTAAGCGACCATTTACGGAGCGCGTTTAAATGCTTATTAATCATGATAGAGAAAAGCTTATTCAAGCGATTATTTATTTTGCAAAAAACACACAATATTGCGGCAAAATAAAATTGTTTAAACTGCTTTATTTCCTTGATTTTGAGCACTATAAAATTACTGGGCGCAGTGTCACAGGACTAACTTATAGTGCGTGGAAAATGGGGCCAGTTCCGACCGCGCTATATGAAGAAATAGACTCACCTGAGCCAGATTTTGCCCTAGCAATAAGCGTATCAGAAAAGCCCACACCCTATGGTCGGCCCATGTTGTCATTTAAGCCGAACAGTGCCTTTTTAGGAACGCTATTTTCAAGGCGTGAATTAAAGCTATTGGAAAAGTTAGCGCACGAGTACCAAGAAACAAAATCAGACGATATGATAGAGGCGACACACCTTGAAAATATGCCTTGGGATCAGGTCTATAATAAACAAGGTAATAAACAAGCTGTAATCCCTTACGAATATGCGTTACAAATAAACGAGCGCGACGATATGCTAAGGCTAATTCAAGAGCGCAAGGAGATGGTTGAGGCGCTTGGATGAATGCCGGCTCCATATTTTTTGATACCAACTTTCACTCGCTACACATTGATAAAGGTTTAAAAAACTAGATAAATAACCGCACTTAAAGCGGGAATTATTAAGAGGCAATGCTGTCTAAGTTGGCACATTGTGGACAAACATCCCTATTAAACTTACTATACATAAACCTTTAGTAGTAATTCTATGCATAATCATTGCAGGTAAAAATATGGTTATTATCGATTTTTCAAAAACATCAAAACAAGCATTTATAAATGGGTTTTCAAAAGGGCTTGCGGCGCCCGTCATGTTATTTGGAAGCTTTGACGCGCCACCTTTAGTAGAAATAAAACAAATATATGCTCAACCAATTAGTGATGAAAACGCACTGCAAAGTGATTGGTATAAAATTGGCACAGACATTAATAATGTAATATCTCGATATGACTCAAAAGTCAGTACAGAAAAATAACAGAAGGGCTATTAAGCAAACTGCTACTAGCCAATCTTCTTTAACCCATTATCAAGGCCCCATTCCTCCCCCTGATATTTTAAAGGGATTAGATGATTTGGTGCCAGGCACGGCGGCAAAATTAATTCAATTAGCGCTTGAAGAATCCGCACATCGAAGAACATTAGAAATTAAAGTTGCAGACGCTAATATTTCAGCTCAACAAAAACAAACAGAAATTAATCTAAAACAAACAAAAGCTGTATTTACAAGTGATCTCTTAGGACAAATATTTGGCTTTTTAGTTTGCATTACTTCAATAGGCTTATCAGGTTATTTAGGATATAAGGATCATGAAGCATTAGCTTTTGCAATTGCCGCTATTCCCACAGCTGCAATTATTAAAGCATTCATTATAAAAAAATAATTAGCTAAGTTAAACAACTCAACTTGACATCAAACCGCTTAACTGCGGTTTTTTTACACCCACTTAAAAAAATACTCAATCACCCATCCTGCCTTGTGCGGGTTTTTGCGACTAATATTTCATACCTCAATGCCTCATAGCCTCTCTAGCAGCTTGAGCAAGGAAACCTGAGCGTGTTGCCCCGTGCGCTTTTGCATAACTATCAATCTCACTGACTAAACTTTGTGGCATAGAGATATTTAAGCGCACGGGTTTAGTATCAAGCTTTGTAACATCCACATCAATTAATAACCAAACTCCATCAACATAATCAGCATCCGTCACTAGCTTATCTAATGAACTAGGCTTAGGTAACTCTAAGTTTTGACCCTCGCACCATAGCTCAATAGCCTCCTGAACCATGCGAGGCAAATCTTGCCAGTCATCAGCCGCAGAAAAACACCCAGGAAAATCGGGGATAGAAACACCGTGGGCGTGAGCTGCATCGCCTAAATGGATATACACAGGATATAACATAAAATCTCCTACCAGTCCCAGCCGGCTTGTTTGTAAATATTACGTAAAGTACCTATTGCCAAATCCTTGCGCGGATGTGGCACGACGACATGGCCAAGCTTAGTGGTGTGCGCAAATTTTTCATGATCGCCTTTGCCACCCACCTTAAACCAACCTTCTTTTTGTAAACGCTTAATAATGTCTTTGCTGTTCATACCCTAAATTATACACACAAATACACAATAAAGCTAAACAAGCCTACTCAAAACAAATCCTCCTCACACATCCTGCCTTGTGCGGGGTTTTGTAAATGTCCGCTAGGCGGACATTTAAAGATTTTGCGCGAGTGTATGACTGATGACTCTAAAATATTTATTAGTCCTCATGCTAAAAAGCGAATGACAGAACGGAACATTACCCTTAAGCAGGTTTTAACCTGTATAGAGAAAGGCAGGATTAGCGAATCACCCTATAGAGACATAAAGGGAGATTGGCGGTGTATAATTGATCATTACACATCAGGCAGCGCAGTAACCGTAGCAACTGCCTTTAAATATAATAATAACGGAGAGTACATAGTTGTTGTGACTGTGTTTTGAATGAGGCTGGTAATATGTATCACTATCAAGAAAGCGGATTAAATAACATTTGGCTTGTTAATGGCTACACTACGCTAGACGACCCTGAGTATGGGCGGTGCGTGTCCATTACTGATGTCTTTGGATTAAATAAAGCTATTGCTCATAACCTTATCTACAATAAGCCTACACTTAGCGGGGAGGAGTTTAGATTTTTGCGTAAAGAACTCGACTTATCGCAAAAAGCTTTAGCCGACTTGATCGGCAAAGATGAGCAGTCAGTTGCTAGATGGGAAAAAAGCGGTAAAGCCCCCAAGTGGGCAGATAGAATGCTAAGAGCCTGTTTAATTGAGTTTTATGGTGAGGCAACAGGTATTTTAGAATTGATAGCTAGAATTAAAGATATTGATGAAAAAGAACAGGAAAAAGAAATATTTAAGGATTATGATTCGGGCTGGAAGCGAGCCGCTTAAATAATATCACTCTATTAACCCGCACTCAGCGGGTTTTTTAATACCACAAGCCCCTTAACTGGGGTTTTTTGTGCCTTTTAAAGGTGATATGCGTTCACCTTTAACTTTTAAGCTGCCCAATCCAGCTCAATCTTAAACTGTAGTCCTGCTTTAATAGCGAGCGATAGCAGCATATCTAGGCTAAACTTCTTCCATTGACCACGAACTAAGTTAGATACCCGAGATTGAGTAATCCCAAGCCTTTCGGCAACTTCTTCTTGCGTTAAGTCTTTCTCTATAATCCACAGTCTTAACTTGGCCATCAAATTAGCACGAATCTGCAATACTTCGGCCTCATGGGGCGGAAAGCCAAGGGCTATAAATAAATTCTCGCTAGCCTCAATAATTTCTGTCATTACTTTTCTCCAATTTGCTTAAAGCGTAACCTAGCTAATTCAAGATCACGCGGGGCGGTTTTCTGGGTTTTTTTCTGAAAACAATGTAATACATATACGCCCTCAGGCAGTGCCGCTAAATAAACAACTCTAAATATCCCGTTTGCTCTTATTCGTATCTCACGAACGCCAGCACCAATACTAGGCATAGGCTTCCAGTCTGATGGATTAAGCCCTAATTGGACTTGATAAAGCTCAATACCAGCATCACGCCTAGCATCTTCTGGAAAATCCCGAAGATCGTCTTTGCTGACCTAAGAATATAGTTTTTTTCATAAGCCAATTATAAATCCTACTAACATTTATACAAGTTTTTATATATTTATAAGCCCCATCCTGCCTTGTGCGGGTTTTTTTACACCCACTTAAAAAATACTCAATCAATCAAGCACTTAAATTATTTTACTGGGTTTTGTTGAAATAATTCGCTATTGGCTATTGACATAAATTCGCTATAGGCGAATAATATCCCTCAACAGCCCAGCAAGCTGAAAAGATTTTAGCTTGCCAAGCTTTCTCCTAGGCCCGAAGGCCACACTCCGTACCCCTCGCAATGAGGGGCTTTTTTACGAATCCTTAGTGATAGGCACTGTTTTTGAAGGTCAGTGTTTATCAGTAAGAATTTTGCGGCGGGAGTCCACCAGCTCCTTAATAAGCCTGGTGCAGTGGTTAACAATGGTTATGCCAATGCCGTAAAGCTAACCCAGACCGGCTAAGAGTCTGGGATTTTATAGGTAACAACTTTAAATAAAGAGTACCCCTCGATGGCTTAGCTTAGTCAAAGAGGGTTTTTACGCATGGGATCTTAATCTTGTTCAACTGCAAGTAAAAAGCTACTTGTACAGGAAGCAGGCGAGATCCCATCCTTAAAAGTACGTACCCCGCAGAGCAACCTGCCTTAACAAAGCAACCTTTATTGCGCTGGACAGCTCCAGCGCACCTTATTGGAGAAAAGAAATGAGCATTAAAAAAGACTACGCCAATAGAGCAACTCTATTAACCCCAACAGAAGACTATGACAACCACTGGCACAGTGATCTTGCAATGGCACGTAAAGGTATTATTGCTGCTATTGTCGTGATAATAGCCGCACTTACTCTTTCAGTCGTATCTTACGCAGCCCAAGCTCCTGCAACTCAATCAGTATCAAGCCAAAGCTTGGTTGATCAAAACGGAGAAGAGTAATGAACGCAGTAGTAAAAATTCAAGAAAACAATGGCATACAACCTATTGGTGCAGCGGAACTTGTTAGAAATCCATCCATGATGGATCAATTTAACGCCTTGGCCTCTGTTATGGCAGGCAGCAAAGTAACAATTCCTAAGCACTTGCAAGGCTCTACAAGTGATTGTTTTGCTATCGTATTACAAGCAGCACAATGGGGCATGTCGCCGTTTAGCGTTGCCCAAAAGACCCATTTAGTAAATGGTGTGCTGGGCTATGAAGCGCAATTAGTCAATGCAGTGATACAAGCATCAGGAGCAATTACCGGGCGCTTTCATTATGAATACACTGGAGAAGGCGAAAACTTAGCCTGCCGTGTAGGCGCAATTATTAGAGGCGAATCAGAAGTAGTCTGGAACGAATGGTTAACAGCTCGATCTGTAGCAACAAAAAATTCACCTTTATGGAAAACAAACCCAAAACAACAGCTCGCTTACTTGCAAGTTAAAAACTGGGCAAGACTGTATTGCCCAGGCGCAATCTTGGGCGTGTATTCAGAAGATGAATTACCAGATGAAAAAATTATTAATCAAGCAGGTAGCATTGAATCAAACACCGTAATTGATATAAAGCCAGAGCCTCGCACATGTTCAGACGAATATTTTAAAAAAAACCAATCAAAATGGCGTGATCCAATCATTTCAGGGACTAAAAATGCTCAGGACGTCATTGATTACGTGGCAGCAAAAGGTTTTGTTTTTTCAGAAGAGCAGCTATTAGAAATAGATAGCTGGACACACGAAAACGATTAAGGAGATAGATTATGGAAAAACTAAATTTAGTTCAAGGTAGCGAGGCATGGCTGCAATACAGAGCAACAAAGCTTAATGCTTCAGATGCTCCTGCCATGATGGATCAATCAAAATACAAATCACGCAATGAGTTATTGCGTGAACATGCAACAGGAATTGCCCAAGAATTTGATGCACAAACTCAAAAAATATTTGATAACGGCCATCGCTTTGAAGCATTAGCAAGATCGCGAGCAGAAGAAATCATTGGAGAAGATTTAGCGCCTTTGGTTGGCTTTGAAGGTGATCTGTCTGCATCATTTGACGGTATCACCTTTATGGAGGATGTCATTTTTGAGCACAAAACTCTTAATGATGAAATACGCCAAGCTCAATCAGTTAATGATCTTCATCTTCAATATCATATACAAATGGAGCAACAACTCCTAGTGTCTGGTGCTGAAAAATGCCTATTTCATGCGACTAAATGGAGTGATGATAATACATTGCTAGAAGAGGTTTATTTCTGGTATGAGCCTAATTTAGAGTTACGCGCTCAGATTGTCGCTGGCTGGAAACAATTTAAAAAAGACCTTGAAAGCTACGTCTTTATTGAAATAGTTGAGCCACCAAAAGCTGAAGAAATAAGAGATCTTCCAGCCGTTACTATCCAAGTTAAAGGTGAACTAACACTATCAAACTTAAATGATGTAACGCCTTTATTTGATAAATTTTTAGCAGAAGCAAAAACAACATTAATTACAGATAATGATTTTGCTATTGCAGAAGCAGAAAGCAAAATAGCTAGAGAAACCGCTAAAAAATGCAGGCTTACCGCAAAAGCAGTTGTCGATCAAATATCAACAGTAAGTGAAGCCGTTAAAACACTTGAGCTTTATGCGGATAAATTTGACAAATTAGCGTTATTACAAGAAAAAGCTGTAAAAGAACAAAAAGAAACACGAAAAACTATTGCAAAGCTTGAGCGTGAATCTACATACGCGGCTTTTATTTCTGATCTTGAAAAAACCATCGCTCCAATTCGCTTGATGCTTGCCCAACAAGATAAGCCTGATTTTGTCAGCGCAATGAAAAATCAACGCAACCTAAATAGTCTTTATAACAAGCTTGATTCAGAACTTGTAAGGGCAAAAATTGCGGCAACAACACAAGTAAATGACATCCAAGAAAAGCTAAGCTGGTGCAAAGAATCATCAGCAGGTTATGGCTTTTTATTTAACGATCTACAGCAAATAATTTATAAGCAAAAAGATGATTTTAAATTACTTATTACCTCAAGAATTGAGCAACATAAGAAAAATGAATTGGAAAAATTAGAGTTACAACGCTTGCAGATCGAAGCAGAAGCCAAACAAAAAGCCGAAGCAGAACAAGCCAAAAAGCTAGAGGCAGAACGCGAAAAAGTGAGAGCCGAAGAACAGGCAAAAATCACCGAGCAACAACGACTCGATAAGCTTGAGTTAGAAGCAACTAGAGCTAAGCAAGCGCAAGAACAAGCGGCTATTGATGCTCAGCAAAAAGCCAAAGCAGAAGCCGAAGCCCTGCGCAAAACCGCACACCATATCGAACATGCCGCACAATATGCAGATCGACCAGCAGATCGTAATGCTGAACTGGCAGGAGCTGCCAAGCTACGTAAACAAGCAGATGACATAGAGCTGTCTTTTAAAGACGATAGCAAAGAAATTGAACCTACGCTTATTAAGCCAATAAAAAGCAATCCCAATCAAAGTGTTCGTAATCGCATCATAAGCGCCGTTGCCTTTGAATTTAACTGCTCAAATGACGATGCTTTGCAGATTATTTTAAATGAATTTGAGATTGAAATAGAGGAGTTGGCAGCATGACTAATGATATAGCTATACGCGCTGAAATAAGAACAATATTAGAAATAATTACTCCTGACAGAGCAAGGAGTTTATTAGAATCAAATACCAATAATCGACCTGTTATTAAGGCTAGCTTAGCTAAGCTATGCAATGAAATGCAAATGGGACGGTTTGTGTTTAATGGGGATTCTATAAGAATATCCAAAACAGGCAGATTGCTGGATGGACAGCATCGTTTATTGGCTGTTGTTAAGACAGGAATTTCTATTGAAACACTTGTAGTTTATGGCCTTAATGATGGGTGCTTTAAGACGATAGACCAAGGATCTTTAAGAACCCTTTCGGCTCTTTTAAGCATGGAAGGAGCAACAAATTATACTATGGCGGCGGCAGCGTCAATGTTGATCCAAAAATACTTAGATGGTTACACCCCGACCCAAGGATCAAATGGAGCTAGATCAAAAACAGATTTGGTTAATTTTTATAATGAAAATAAGGCTAATATTTTGTTAGCAACGTCGCGCATATCAGGCTCAAAACAACTAAAAAAACTCATGTCAGCAGGATACTTAGCGTTTATTTATTTCATCTTATATGGAATAAATAAAGAGGACTGTGAATTGTTTTTTTCAAGGGTTGAAAGTGGGAATGCACTTGTCACACATCAACCTGAGCTAGTACTGAGGGAAAAATTAATATCAGTAATATCCAAAAGCGATAAAGAAAGCCAAGTAGCTAGAGCCGCTTATTTTATTTTTGCATGGAACGCGTTTAGAAATAATAAACAAATGAAATTAATGCGCTGGACTCGTCAGGGAGATTGTGCGCAAGAATTTCCAAGGGCAATATGAACATGACCATCCAACAAAAAATAAAAGAACTACAAGACGAAATAGAGCGCCTTAAAGCGCAAGAACAACTCACAAATAACTGGAACGATGCCCCGATAATATGTGAACTTAATGGCTATAGATGGCACTTA